TAGGATACCTATAGCTACATATTGGCATAGATATTGCATGACACAAGCATACACAAGTTGGCATGATTATTGCTACGCGTACACGCGCATATGCAAAGGTATACTGTAGTCATGCGCTAGGCGCATATAGTTTTGATAGTTCATGCATAATGAGCATTGTACTCTGTCGATCAATTTGTTAATATGTGCATACATTCATTGATACATATATAGGTAGGTAGTTATGACAAAGCTAACGACAATTAAGCAAGCTAAGGAACTCGCGGTTGAACTAGTGGAAGGCACAGCGGTTAAAACCAAAGTGACTGATATAGTAAGCGAGCTTTATAACGTACACGTTGCTACTGGTAAAGGCGCGGAAAAGGTACTGGTTGCACTATGGGAAGGTTGTGCGGTGGATAAGGCATCACTCGCGGTGATTCGGTCAATCTTTAATAGAGTCACTAAGCGTATACATAAAGAGTTAGATATAGACAAACGCGCTATGGTTGTCAAAGATAGCAAGCTAGTCGAAGCACAGTTGCGCGGTGCTAGTAAAGGCACGGGCAATGGTGGTGAAGGTGAAGGCGATACTGGTGAAGCGTCTACAGGTGCAAGTGTAATAGCGCCTAATGGTCAAGCATTATCACCAGTCGAAGCACTAGCGGAAGCATTGTTTCAACTATCGGCATACGCGGAGGAACTAGCCAAAATAGAACAAGATAGTGAACTGTCACAATCAATTATAGATGTTGATCTCTCTCTATGTCAGATCAAAGAGAAATTACTGGAAGCACTAGAACCACTAGACAAAGCGGCATGATAGCTATACACTAGATGCCGTTAGATACTAGCGGCATTTATGGGTAAAGTTATAACAAGTTACAATTAATGGAGTATATACAAATGATTAAATTGTCAAAAGCGGGTAAGATGCCTTGTAGGTCTTGGAGTCTACAGGCATTAGATACGTGTCCCGCATCAAAAGATTCTAACGGTGATCTAGTCCCTGCGTGTAAGGGATGCTACGCCACAAGCGGCAACTATAGATTTCCTAATGTCAAAGCACCAAGGGAGCATAATAAGGAAGATTGGAAGCGTGATTCATGGGTTGATGATATGGTCGCAGAACTAGATAACGATAGGTATTTTCGTTGGTTTGATTCAGGTGATATGTACAGTATAAAACTCGCTCAAAAGATGCTTGAAGTCATGCGGTTGACTCCGTGGTGTAATCATTGGCTACCAACTAGAATGCACAAGTTTAGCAAGTTTGCCCAAGTTATCGCAGACATGGAGTCATTGCCTAACGTGGTTGTCAGATTGTCCAGTGATGGCGTATTAGGTGAAGTTATTCCTAATGTGGCAAATAGTAGCACCATATTGCCCACAATAAGCCATAGTTTAAAAGGAGTTACAGTTTGCGAGGCCAGTACACGCGAGGGCAAATGCGGATCATGTCGTGCTTGTTGGAAAAAAGATGTATCAGTAATCGGATACCCTGCGCATGGTATATCAATGAAAAAACAAATTAATAATCTAATAGCTGTAGGAGGCTAATACAATGAAAAAAGCATACGAGCATTTTAGTGACGAACATATGTACCTTGATTGGGTGAATAATTTCCTAACTGTAGCTAGATTCGCGGAATATTACGAAATGAGCTTAGAACAAGCGATTGACTTAATTCAGCGTATGGAGATAAAGTAAACATCACAAAGTCTATGGTTTGCATTCTTAGACTTTCTAGTGTTTATTAGTAGGGTAGCATAGCCTAACCCATGAAATAGGCTTAGAATGGATTACATGAGGTTTTAAGGTATGAAATATTATATTATTGACCATGCAACTGGAGATATTCTACGCTCAACTGATGATAATAGTGGATACCCTAATGTTTTGGAGACTATTTCAGGTGGAACAGAAGATTACTGGACTTATGTAAAATTACCAGAAGAGCGAGAGGTAGAAAATGATGAATGATAACAGAGAACCCGAAAGTGACTTTTGGTCATGGGTAGGCGTGGTGGTTTTGGTAGGAGTCTATATAATGGCTAGTACGTTGGAATTTTTTACTCTGATTCCTTAATTTATAACTTGTTACAATTAAAGGTGATTTATGGTACGTTTTATGGAGAACAAAAAGGAGCTGCGAGTTTTGATTCAGCAGTTAAAGGATGGAGGCTTTACGGTAACTAATAGCGATGGTTGGTATAACGCTTTGGATGATGACGATACCGAAGTTATGGTAGCACTGCCCCATAGTAACGGGTCGTATATGGTTATTTTAAACAATGATTATTTTGATGAATCAGGGAGGCACTAAGATGCAGATTGAAGGATTGACACAAAAGGAAATAGTGAAGGCACAGTTTGACGCTCTGTCTCGCTTAGGGGATGAGAGAACCTATGCTCAGAACTTGCTATATGACAAGGTAAGAAGGGAGCATCTATCCAACCTCCATATGCAGGCATTGGAAAGTCTCTATACTTCTAGATCGTTTACTGAGCATGCAAGAAAGATTATGCGTGATAAAGCAGTCTTATTCATGTCTACTGTTTATGGGGTGGAGTTATGAGTAAAACGAAACTAAGAAAAGAATATGAGGCTAGGTTCGGTGTTGTAGAGGTAGGTTTTAGAATCTACAACGCTAAAGGTCAATCGATTTATTACGAATACTCTGACGGTCATTGGGTGAAACGAGACTACGGTGCTGATGGTGAAATGAATTATTACGAAAACTCTTGGGGCGGTGTGGCTTTAGACAATAGGCCTTGTAGCGGTAGCGCAGAAGAACCACAGACGAGGTATTTGACGATTACAGGAGAAAGTGATGATACTAATAACTAAACACAGCACATCAGACTACTTGGAAAGTATTGCTGACATTAAGTGTTATTTGGAAGCGGTGCTCGATTCAGTTAACAGAGATAAGGCTGAAACGTTGACAAAAAGAGAGTTAGAAATTGAAGTAAGGTGCCTTAAAACAGCCCTTGAAAATATGTTAGTAGCTGTGGAGCGATTGGGAGAAAGTGATGAACTGGCGAATAGGTAAAAATACGTTGTCAATAGAACTCAGGAACGGTACAGGTATAGATATTGAGTTTGTGGATTCTAGGGCAGTATGGACGGTAAACGAAAATGATCCTTTCAGTTTACAGGCAATGCCCTTTAGTGGTACAATAATACTACTACCATTACTGGTAATATCCTTTGGTTATGTCTATAAGGTGGAGGAAATTGACAATGAGTAGAATAAAGGAACGCTTGATCGGTTATGAAGGAGGCGATGACAACGACATCAGACCCATTACCCGATTGATTGATGAGATGGTTGACTATGAAATGTTAGCCATGACATTACAGGAGGCGCACCAACGCGCAGAGGATAGCGTTAGGGCTTACTATAACACCCTGACAGCCAAAGAGTTTTTAGACCAACATAAGAGGGCTTTTAGCCATGAGTAGATGCAAAGCATGTGACGTTATAATGAATGAGTTTGAGATGAGAAGGATTGACAGAGCGACAGGGGAATACTCAGAGTTATGCTCAGATTGCCTGTCAGCATCCAATGAGGCAACACTGGACAGCCCTATGCACACGATTCTTGATGATGTTGTTAATCCCTTTGAATTCCTAGCGGATATGGAGGAGCAATAGTAGTATTGATTTGATGAATAATGGGTATAACTTTGAATGATTAAGGTTATGCCCTAATTCATGTTATACTATACTTATGTATTAAAGGAAAATATTTAATATATAATTATAGTATTAACCAAACGATTCTTAAGTTATAACAAGTTACAAAAGTTATACATAAGGGTCATTCACTAAGCTAGAAAAAAGAGGTAGTAACTATGGCAGTATTAGAAGGTCTATTAGCGTTTGAAAACTTGGAAGAGCATGAGATGTATAAGGGTCAGTCAACTGGTAAGTATTCAGTTGTCCTAACCTTGGATGAGTCAACTGCTGACGAGTTGGAAGGTAAAGGTGTTAAGTTGCGTGAGTATGAGGACGCAAAGCAACGGAAGTTCTCAACTAAGTACAATGTGGCTGTGGTTGATGCTGATGGTGGTGCTTTTAAAGGTCGCATTGGTAGAGGGTCTAAGGTTCGTGTATTATGGACAGAAGGTCAGCCCCATCCTGTACATGGGATACCTACCTACCTTAACAAGATCAAGGTCTTAGAGCAAGCTGAAGATACTGGTGGAGAGGACTTCTAAATGACATCCTCGTTTGTCCGACATGAGCCATGCCCCAAGTGTGGCTCAAAGGATAACTTGGCGAGGTACTCCGATGGTCACGCCACCTGTTTTTCAGGTGGTTGTGACTACTACGAGAAAGGTAACGGTCAGGTTATAGAACAAGCAACACAAAGAAAAGCGAGGCATTTGGAAATGACAGGAACAGTAGCGGCAATCCCTGACAGGAGAATAAGCCAAGAGGTGGCTAAGAAGTACGGAGTCACCGTTGAGTTTGCCCCTGATGGGAAGGTCAGTAAACATCACTACCCATACCACGACAAGGACTCAGGTGCAGTGTTAGGCACTAAGGTACGCATTGTGGACAACAAGAACTTTTATGCTACAGGAGAATTTAATAATGTTGGGTTGTTCGGTCAACAGGCTTTCAAGGGTGGCGGTAAGTACATTACGGTCACAGAGGGCGAGGCAGACGCACTTGCAGTTCACGAAATGTTTGACGGAAAGTGGCCTGTTGTCTCCATTAGAAGTGGCTCAAGCGGAGCATCAAAAGACATTAAAGAAAACCTTGAGTGGTTAGAGTCCTTTGAGAACGTAGTCATTTGTTTTGACGCAGATAAAGCAGGACAGTTGGCGGCTAAGTCTGTCCTTGATTTGTTCACCCCTAACAAGGCAAAGAATGTCGTATTGTCCATGAAGGACGCAGGGGATATGCTCAAGGCTAACAAGGTCACAGCCTTTGTTCGTGAGTGGTGGAACGCTAAGTCATATCAGCCTGATGGAATCATTGCAGGTAATGAGACTTGGGATTTAATCATCAAGCAATCCGATGTCAAGTCCATACCCTATCCTTGGGCTTGTCTGAATGAGTACACCTATGGCTTCCGTCCTCGTGAGTTAGTCACAATCACTAGTGGTAGCGGCATGGGTAAGTCTCAGATGGTACGTGAGTTAGAGCATTACTTGCTAGGTGCTACGGAGGACAACATAGGCATCCTAGCGTTGGAAGAGGACATACCTAAGACAGCATTAGGCATCATGTCCATTGAAGCTGAGAAGCAACTACATCTTAACCAGACTATCTCTGAGGAAGAGAAGAAGAGTTATTGGGATAAGACGTTAGGCTCTGGGCGCATCTATATGTTTGATCACTGGGGTTCTACTAATGAGGACAACCTACTTGGGCGCATACGTTATATGGCTAAAGGGTTGGACTGCAAGTGGATCATTCTTGATCACCTAAGCATTGTGGTTAGCGATCAGGACAATGGAGACGAGCGTAAAGCCATCGACAGCATTATGACTAACCTTAGAAAGCTAGTTCAGGAGACAGGTGTAGGGCTATTCCTAGTATCACACTTGCGTAGACCTAGCGGCTCAAAGGCACATGAAGATGGTGGTAAGATTAGTTTAGGAGAACTACGTGGTTCAGCGGCTATCGCACAGCTAAGTGATATGGTCATTGGACTTGAACGAGATCAGCAACACGCTGACCCTGAGACACGGAACACCACAACAGTTCGTGTACTCAAGAACAGATTTGTTGGACTCACTGGTGCGGCTTGTTACCTTTACTATGATAAAGAGACAGGTCGGATGATTGAAACTAGTTGCCCTATGGGTGAAGAATCGGAGTTTTAATTATGAAACAGTTTGTACTTGACATTGAAGCCAACGGCCTTGACCCTGATACAGTATGGTGTATTGTTGTGCGACAGCTAGGACACGATGATTCCTTAACTTGGTCGGGAGATAGACTACCTGAATTTATAACTTGGTTACAACTGCAGGACGAGTGCGAACTAATTGGTCACAACCTTATAGGATATGATATACCTGTACTGGAAAAACTACTAGCGGTAGACTTTAGCAAGTGTAAAATAACTGACACACTGGTAATGTCCCGACTAGCTAATCCGTCAAGAGAGGGTGGTCATTCCTTAGATAACTGGGGTTCTATACTTAATTGCCCCAAAGGAGATCATAATGTTTGGGATGTTTTTTCGTATGATATGTTGGAGTATTGCATACAGGACGTTAGAGTTAATGCGTTGGTGTACCAGAGATTACTTTCTGAGCTTAGAGGCTTTGAGTCTGAAAGTATTGATCTTGAGCATCAAGTACAAAGCATTGTTACTCAGCAGATTAAACAGGGGTGGCTCTTAGACCAAGAGAAAGCTTACCATTTACTGGCTACATTAAAGGAGAAAAAGAATGACCTTGAAGATGAAGTGCATCAGGTTTTCAAACCGTTACCGACATTTGTCAAAGAGATTACGCCCAAGTTTAAGAAGGATGGTACGCAATCGGTTGTTGGACTCAAGTTTCTTGGTGATAACTGGGAGGAAGCGGTAGCACCCTTTAGTCGCATAGATTTCCCTGTGTTTAATCTAGGTTCAAGACAGCAGATAGGCAGACACCTCCAGTATTATGGATGGAAACCTAAGCAATTCACTGAGACAGGACAGGCCATCGTTGATGAGGCAGTGCTAGGTACAGTGAAGGGCATACCACAGGCCGCTTTGATAGCTGAGTATCTTATGATACAGAAGCGTGTGGCTCAAGTTCAGAGTTGGTTAGAGGCTGTTAAAGAGGACGGTAGAGTACATGGCTACGTTAATCCTAACGGAGCAGTGACAGGACGTATGACTCATTCCAGTCCTAACATGGGTCAAGTACCTGCAGTTTACTCTCCTTACGGTAAGCAGTGCAGGGACGTATGGACAGTACCAGAAGGTTACAAACTTGTAGGTATGGACGCAAGCGGTCTTGAGTTACGGATGCTTGCACATTACATGAATGACGAGGGCTATACAAATGAAATTCTCACAGGAGATATTCACACGGCAAATCAGTTGGCTAGCGGCCTTGAAACTAGAGACCAAGCAAAGACTTTCATATACGCTTTCCTTTATGGAGCAGGAGATTCCAAAATCGGAAGTATCGTTGGAGGAAGTGCAAAGGATGGTAAACGACTTAAGGAAAAATTCCTTGGCAATACGCCATCTCTTGGAAGACTACGAGAACGAGTTGCAGTGGCATCTGGAAGAGGCTATGTTCTTGGCTTGGATGGGCGAAGGGTCTATGTACGATCACAACACGCGGCACTGAACACTTTGTTGCAGTCCGCAGGGGCTATTGTTATGAAGAAAGCCTTGTGTTTGTTGGATGAGTACGCAACTAAATGGAACATTGACTATAACTTTATAGGAAATATACACGATGAAATCCAGACAGAGGTCAGAGAAGAGAAAGCAAAGGTTTTCGGAGGACTTGCAACCAGTTGTGTCGAAGCCGCAGGACTCCACTACAAACTTAACTGCCCCCTCGCAGGGGAGTTTAAAGTTGGAGATAGTTGGGCGGACACCCACTAATAAACACTGCAACCGCTGTTCAATTAAATTAACAGAAGATGTGTGGGGGGAGGGGAATGTTAAGAAAAATAATTACATCTGTAAAACTTGCGATAATATCAAAAGCAGACAAAACAGATTAAAAAGAAAAGCTCGTGTTTTGGGCGAGTATGTACATCTTCAGTACAATACTGTTAAAGAAGGTGCTGTTTACATAATTACTAACAAAGCTTGGGACGGTTGGGTAAAAGTAGGGATGGCTATAGACGCGGAAGACAGGTTAAAAAATTATCAAACCTCTTCCCCTTTTAGAGATTATGTGTTATACTATAGTTATGATACTGATGATAGACGTAAGGCTGAATCTACAGCCCACTCAAAGTTAGAGCAGTTGTTTGAAAGGAATAACGAGTGGTTCAAATGTACACCACAGGAAGCCAAAGGGGTTTTAAATGAACAACAACAAGACAACGGATAACTTGGTGCAAGACATCTACGATCTAATGATTAGCAAGGACGCTGATTCATCCGTAGACGTTGAGGCAGAGATAGATAAGTTTGGTGAGGGTGTTAAGGCTCTTATGCGTACAGAGTTTGGCAGGGAGAAGCGTAAGGATAACCGTAAGCTACGCCTGTCTAACATTGGGCGCACCGATAAGTACCTATGGAATCATGTCAACGGTACTGAGGGCGAAGACATTCTACCACACACTTATGTGAAGTTTATGTACGGTCACTTGATTGAGGAGATGTTGTTATTCCTTACTCGCATGGCAGGACATAGTGTAACTGACGAACAAAAGGTATGTAAAGTTGAAGGAATCGTGGGTCACATGGACTGCAAGATTGACGGTGTTGTTACTGATGTCAAGTCAGCAAGCAGTTATGGGTTTAAGAAGTTCAAGGATGGATCGCTTGCCTTTGACGATCCCTTTGGTTATATTGATCAGATCAAAGCCTACGCTCACTCAGAAGGAGACAGGAAGTTCGGGTGGTTAGCTATGGACAAAGCCAACGGACACCTGACCTACCTCAAGTACGACTTGGATGATAAGAATGCTAGAGTTTACGATGCGCTGTCTCAGGATATAGCAGAGAGAGTACGCCATGTAAAAAAGCTAGTAGAGCATCCAGAACCAGAGTTACTTTGTTACGAGCCTTTGCCCGATGGCAAGTCAGGAAACTTAAAACTCTCCGTTGGTTGCTCTTACTGTCAGTTCAAAAAACATTGCTACCCAGACTTAAGAGTATTCAATTATTCCTACGCTCCTAAGTTTCTTTGTAAAGTAGTTAAGGAACCTAACGTACAGGAGATCATACTAGATGAAGAAGGTTTTTAGATCGGGTCTTGAGTCTGCTCTTTACGATGTTCTTAATAAAGAGTTTAAGTATGAGCCTTACAAGCTACCTTACATTATACGTAAGAACTATCTTCCAGACTTTGTACATGAAGACAAGAAGATACTGATTGAGGCTAAGGGTTACTTTAGAGTAGGGGACACACAGAAGTACACATCCATAAGAGATTCTATCGGAGATTGGGAGTTAGTATTTGTGTTGTCAGACCCTAACAAGAAAGTAAGGAAGGGCAGTAAATTAACTATGGGGCAGTGGTGTGATAAGGAAGGCTTCTCTCATTTCACTGTAAAGACAAGCAAAGAGTTACTGAAGTATGTGAGGAATAAAAATGTCACTAACACTTGAGGAATTAAAGGAAGAAGTAATAAGGGAGTACGATGTTGTTCTGTTGTGTGAAGTGTTAGACATAACCCCTGAAGATATTTTGGAAGCTTTTGAAGATCGCTTAATTATTAATAGAGATAAATTTACAGAGGATACTGAAGATGAGACTTAATGACGCAACTCCTGCTGATTGGGATAGGGTAGCTAAGGAACATCCTGCTATAATACCCTGCGGCCCTAAGAGTTATATAGTCACTGACGAGGCCATGACAGCCTACCATGTCATTGCAGATGAAGAGCTTGAAGACGTAGTTAATAAGCCAAAGCATTACAACACTGGCAACATTGAGTGTATTGAAGCTATAGAGGAGTCCATGTCTTCAGTAGCATTCAAAGGATACCTCAAGGGCAACTGTATGAAGTACCTTTGGAGGTACGACTATAAGGGCAAGCAGGTAGAGGACTTAAATAAAGCTAAGTGGTACTTAAACAAACTAACCATTATGGTTTCCAAGGAGAATAGTTAATGGATCAATATCAGCAGTTTATACATAAGTCTCGCTACGCACGTTGGATGCCTGAAGAAAAACGTAGAGAGACTTGGGAAGAGACAGTACAGCGTTATGTGGACTTCTGGGTCAACCGTGGACAGCTTGACAAGAAGACAGCCAAACGACTGTACAACGGAATACACAGCTTAAAAGTAATGCCCTCAATGCGATGTATGATGACAGCAGGGGAAGCACTCGACAAAGACAATGTAGCAGGGTTTAACTGCAGTTATTTGCACATAGACTCACCTCGTAGCTTTGATGAGTTGATGTATGTCTTGATGTGTGGCACAGGTGTAGGCTTTAGTGTTGAGCGTAACTTCATCAACAAGCTACCAATGGTTGCTGAGTCCTTCCATAAAACTGACAGTGTGATTGTTGTTTCCGACAGTAAGATTGGTTGGGCATCTGCATTCCGTGAGTTGATAGCTATGCTATACGCAGGTAAAGTACCTCAGTGGGATGTAAGCAAAGTAAGACCTGCAGGAGCAAGGCTTAAGACATTCGGTGGTAGAGCAAGCGGCCCTGAGCCTTTGGTAGATTTGTTTAACTTCTGTATAGAGGTGTTCACCAAGGCTACAGGACGCAAGCTGACATCCATTGAGTGTCACGACATCTGCTGTAAGATAGCTGACATTGTAGTGGTGGGTGGTGTACGTAGGTCTGCTTTGATTAGCCTGTCCAACCTATCCGATCCTCGTATGGCTAAGGCTAAGATGGGTGATTGGTGGCGTAGTGAAGGACACCGTAGACTAGCTAACAACAGCGTAGCGTACACAGAGAAGCCTGACTTTGAGTCCTTCCTGTCTGAGATGCAGAATATGTACGAGTCTAAGGCAGGTGAGCGTGGTATCTTTAGTAGAGTTGCGGCACAGAAGATAGCCGCTAGGAATGGACGTAGAGACGCAGAGCAGGACTTCGGGACTAACCCTTGCAGTGAGATCATATTACGCAGTAATCAGTTCTGTAATCTGTCTGAGGTGGTTGTACGTGCGAACGATACCAAAGCTACCCTCAAGGAAAAAGTAGAACTGGCGGCTATTATAGGGACACTACAGGCTACTCTGACTGACTTCAGGTATCTACGTAAGTTGTGGCAGAGAAACACAGAGGAAGAGGCTTTGCTTGGTTTAAGCTTGACAGGCATTATGGATCATAAGGTCTTAAGTAATGACACAGCGTCAGCAAAGTGGTTGGAGGATTTAAAAGATGTGGCAATCAAAACTAATAAAGCTTGGGCAAACAAGTTGGGAATCAACCAGTCAGTGGCTATTACGTGCGTTAAGCCTAGTGGTACTGTGTCTCAGTTGGTCGATAGCGCTAGTGGCATTCATCCTAGGTTTTCTAAGCATTACATTAGAAGAGTTCGTTCAGACGCGAAAGACCCACTTGCACAGTTCATGTCAGCAGGAGGATTCCCTGTAGAGCAAGACATTATGTCCCCTGCATCCTTAGTCTATAGTTTCCCTGTGAAGTCACCAGAGACTAGTGTTACAGTCAAACAGGTGGGTGCAATGGAACAGCTTAAGTTATGGAAGGCTTACCAGAACCACTGGTGTGAACATAAGCCAAGTATCACTGTTTATTATACAGACGATGAGTTCTTGGAAGTTGCTCAGTGGATTTGGAATAACTTTGACTTGTGTAGTGGGATTAGTTTGTTGCCAGTTAGTGATCATGTGTATCAGCAAGCTCCTTATGAAGACATCAGCGAGGATAAGTATCAGGAGTTAGTACAGCAGATGCCTGTGGGTGTTAATTGGAATGACCTTGAACATTTTGAACAAGAGGATAATACTACAGGTTCTCAAGAGTTAGCGTGTGTAGGTGGAGCATGTGAAATAGTGTAAAGTTGTAACTTGTTATAAAACTAAGGGGCCTTAAGTGGCCCCTTTTTATTCTTCGTCTTCTAGTGCAGAAACAACCCCTGCTGTCGTTAGTAACCCTGCGGCCCCTGCTGTCCCTTGTAGTTTTCTTTTAGCTGAATTAGCTCTAGCTACGTCAGCCTCAGTAACTTGAGGTTTAGAAAACTTCATGGCTCTTTTTGTATAAGCCTCGTTTGTTTCTTTTGGCAGTTGTTTTACACCTGTTACTTTTTCTGTTTCTTTCAGTGCTTTGTTAATCTTTCTTTTTGTCATGTTGGTTTTTATTTGTTTGTTGTTATACTTAGCACCTGTTTTAATTGAAGACTCAATCAGCGGAGAGACAGTGATTAAACCATGACCACCAACAGGGTCTTTACCAAAGATGTCATGTCCATCACTCAACATTGTATACATCTTTTCTTTGTTAGGATCAACTACAACAAAAGCATTAACACCGCCCAGTTCTTTTTGTCTTGAATTATAAGACTGCTGTGTAACTAAGTAACCTTCAGGTTTTTTAATGTCTGTTAAATTTCTAGCACCAACAGAGTTCCCTGCTTCGTCACTTACTCTTGCCATTTTTATAGCTTTAGTGTCTAATAGTTTATTAAAAGAATCTAAAACTTTTTGTTCTCCTTTTTTAAGCTTAGAACCTTTAAGTGTTTTTGCTCTAGCCCTTAATAAATCATTTACAACTTGACTAGGCTGACCGCTAACACCTAGCTTTTTCATTAGTTGATAGGTGTTGTTGTTTAAAGTAGAAGCTATCTGCATAAACTCTACCATTCCTTCAGAGTCTAATTTAGCTTTGGGTTTTGTCCCTGTAGATTTTCGGAGGTTATTAACGACTTTTAAATAGGTGTCTGTAGATTTTCCGTGAAGTGACCTAACTACCTGCGCCCCTCCTCCTGAAAGACCAATAGATTCTACGTAACCTACATTTTTATCTACAGAAGGGTCTTTAATTTGATAGTCATATCTATAGTTTTGTTTTTTAATATGAGGGCCATCAGTCAAATGCTTGGTAGCTCTTTGAATTATAGACTCTGGAATCTCACCTGTAGTTCTAAATCCTTGACCTATGCCCTTAGACAGGGTGGCTCCGTCTGATCTAGCAATTCTTGAATCTAAATAGTTAAGCCCCACAACGCTTTTTTCAAGTAAGGAATCCTCTGGCATATCAAGTTGCCTATTAATAGCGATAGCTGTCTTTTCTGCGTCTTGTCCAACATCACTTGCCCAATCATCTAACTTTCTATCAGAAATACCTAAAACCCTGCGTTTTGCAACAGCCGCAGGATCAATGCTTTCCCTAACAGCAGGAGCTACAGACTTTCCGTATTCTTTTAGAAAGTTTATTCCCCCTTTTACAGGGTTAGTATAAAACTCAGCAATATCTGTTGGGACGTTTTGCGCCACTCTGTTAACTAAGTTACCTGCGCTTGAGAAGAGACCCTTACCTCCTCTGGCTAAAGATGGCCCTGCCACTGGAACAGCCCCTAACATAGCCAACATTCCTGCTGTTCCGTAGTTTCCCGCCTCATATTCATCAGCAATATCGGCAGACATCAAACCACCACCAACAGCAGGTAGAAAGTCACCTACAGATAAAAGGTTTTCTGCTTGCCTATAGTTTTTCCGTTCTCCACCTAAAGACTCCGCAAGGATGTTCCTTATGGAGTCTCGCCAAGTAGGATCAACAGCAGTAATTGAACCTACATCGTCATCAGCAGTAGGGAAAAAATCAGGAGTACGTGCATATCTTTCCTGCGTGTTGACAGTATACTCTCCCAGAAGGTCTCTTAAAAAGCTATCATACTCTTTATCAGCCATTTAACTATCCTATTGTCTAAAGTAGTTACGCATTTCCGCTTGCTCTTCTTCAGACAGAGCATCCATTGTGTCGCTGACAATAAAACTTGCGAACTTTTCCATAGCTTCAGGAGATTTAAACGTCATCTTTTCAAAAGCAAGTAACTTGTTCACAGCTTTAGGATTAGAGGCAGCTTTTGATAGAAAAATAGGAGTAGCTAAGACTATAGAGGGTGCTACAAACGCCCCTACCATAGCACCTAAAGCCCCACCTGTTATGGCTACACCTGCACCTGCGCCAACAGAAGAAGATAACCCTTGAAGAGCTTGAAACTCTTTACCTCTTAGAAATAAAGTACCGAAGTTTCCTTCTGGTCTTTTACTGGCTTCAGAAAACAGATTAAATATCTGCTTTGTCCTTGCGTAGTCTTCACCCATAATAACTTTTAATCTTTTGTCTGCGTCTGGTTTACTAAATTGGGCGGCTAGACTATTGTAACGTGAAATATCAAAATCAGGAGAAGATACATCAGGAATCAAGTTTCTAAGGAAAGACTGTTTAATGACTTGTTTTGCTTCCTTAGCTGTACCATAGGCTATTTCTGAAGGTAATCCCTCTCTCTTACCTATTTCTTTATAAGCCTCATCTATGCTTTTCATAAAACCTTGAATTTTGTCACTATTAGATTGAGTAGTCAACATAGCGCCTAAAGCTTTATAATCACCAATTTCTGCTCTCATTATTGTATTTTTATTTAACACAGGAAGCAAACCAGACAGTCCTTCTTTATAGGAAGTCTTTAGTAACGCATATTCCTTTGCCATTTTAGGGTCAGCTTGTTTTAAAGTATTTATAAAAGAATCTTTTAAGATACCTTGTAATTTTATAAGTTCTCCATCAGCCACTGAATTATAGTTTTGCGTTCCTTTAGTTCCAAACTGACGCATTTGTGCTGACATCATTTTATCAAGACGAATTAAAGCTTGTGCTGACATATTTCCGTATTCTAA